AAAGAAGACTAATGCTTATAAGGAAAAGTTCTCAGGGTCATTACTTACGACTATATAGAAATACAACTCCCGGTGCTACTAGGACAAAGACATATCCAGATGGTACGACTGAGACCCTGACTTATCCTTCTAGGTATAAATATTTCTTGGTTGTAGATGGTGAGGTTGTCCAAAGAAGTGATAGTTGGGCAACGATTGAACAGGCTTATGTTGATGAGTGTGAAGACAGTCATGGTGGAGGTCATGGAAGATTAGATCCCGGACATCATCATCTTATTAATCATATTGCCACATCCCAGTCTGATTATCCCACAATGGACAATACAAAAGCAGAGATACAAGATTTTTACGACAAGAGAAATATTTCTTATTCTAGCTCAGAAACTAAGTCAGAGTTGTTATCTAGGATAGTTCCAATGATGGCTGGGGATGAAGAGGTTTCTAAACATTTAAAGGTTTAATATGAGTTTATATAAATACACACAGAAAGAAGCCGCTAATCTATTAATAGGCCAGAATGGTTTTGATGTTATAGCAGAGCANGACACTACTGTTGTCAATCCAGATACAGGATCATGGATTGCTATACAGGCACTGGGTAAAGACTCTAGTGGTACAACTGAATTTCTAAAAATAAAGGTTACGTCAAACATAGGTGACGATATTAGTTCTTTTGTTAATCTTATACCCGGAGAGATACTATATGGTAACTTTAGTGGTATTGTAAACCATACAGACTCTACAGCAGTATGCATAGCTTACAGAGGGTAAGAAGGACAGAGAGGCTAAAGAGAAGAGCAANGATGAAAAGCCCATTAACCGATTTAGTAACTTGGCAAAAAGAAACAGGACAGCTTGATGGCTGGACAGCTTATCATATAGCGGCTGGTGCGTTTCTCTGTAAGGTGTTTCAGTGGTGGGGGTGGACTGATTTTTGGTGTGTGATGGGGGTCTTTATTGTTGGTGTTCTTTGGGAAGTATTTGAATACTACATAGAAAATTGGAAGCCTTATGGTAGTAAAAAGAAGTGGGCGTATAATACGATTGCTGACATTATTGTTGAGACTGCTATGGCTTGGTGGATGGTAATTTGAAACATAAAATAGAAAAATTAGATAATGGAGATTTTAAAGTTGTTAGTACGAGTTATGGTCTTCCTGTTATTTATAACGATAACGGGATGCGGAAGAGGGTGGAGCGTAGGAGGCTACCAAATCACACCTCAGGATACTGTGTCGAATACAGTTTTTATAGAGATAATGGGGGCTGATTCAGTGGTGCACTANTATCATGGAAGAGTATACACAAATTCAAATTGGTGTTGGTTGCATAATCAATTTGAAGACATAGAACATGACTGATGTCAAAACTGCAAGGAGCTATCGTGGTCATTTGGTTGACGACAATATGGTTCTTAGCATTAACATCAAATGGATTATACAGCTATGTGTTCTTGTGGGTGCTATTGTGTATGGGTACTATCGTATTGAGTCAAGATTGGGTAAACTTGAGTCGGAACTGGTCGAAGCAGATAGCACGATTAGGGGTTTGCTTGATAAGCACAGCTTGGAAGAACAGCGGGAAAGGGCAGAATTGGAAAGTCGAATTTCATTCTACGAAAAAGAGTTCAACATCAACCCATTCAGTTGGGGAAAAAAGAAGCGGAAATGAATCACAATGAATTTCAACATATTGCAGAAGAATTATTCGGAAAAGCTGTATGGGTGGCTTTTGCATACTTGGGCGTATCTATCTTTAAGGGACTCATTCTTAACGTCTACGAAGGGCTTATGGTTTTTATTGGCAATGATTACAATCAAGATGATGTTGTATATTTGGGCCCAGAAGAACGGCCTGCTCGCATTGTTCGCATGGGAATTAGAAAGACGGTTTTTTATATGAAAGACGGAGATGGTAGGTGGAATATAAAAATGGCAGTTCCTAACGAAAGTTTAAAAACAATGGTGATTAAAAAAGAGTTGCCGAAAAATGGTGGTAAGTTTCATAGTATAACAGGACGGGAAGATGGAAAATAAAGATATATATCAAGTGCTGGTAAAGCACGATGAAAGATTAAAAAATATATATTCTGCATTAGGAAGAATAGAAAAACATTTAGACAAGTTAAATGGGAGAGTTACAAGTAATGAGAAAGAGATTGCAAAGCTTCAGGTATGGGGCGGTATTGCACTTGTCACTTTTCCAGTAATCGTAAATACAATAATGAGGTTGGTGTAACATGGATATTAAATCAATGCTAGTAAAGCTTGCAGAAGAGCAAGCAGAAAAAATGCAAGAANAAGCTATGGAGCATTTAGCTTCCGATGATATGGCTGAGAAGATTGCAAGTGCTATCAACAAGCGAATTGACATTCCTTTCGTATCTGAAGAAAAAGAACAGATATTCTTTGAAAAGGTTGTTGATGTAGTTACTGATATTATTGAAGGCGTATTTAAAGGTAAATAGTGCCTAAAAAACTGTACCAATTAAACGACTTTAGCGGTGGATTAAACAGGCTTAAAGACATTGCTGACATTGCTGACAATGAGGTAGGTNCGGCTAGAGCTGTCATGTTCAATGTATATGGTGGTATACAGCCATTCTACAGCATGAAAGATGCTACAAACAATAAGGTAGATGCTTATGTTAATGATGAGATAGCTACGGTACAGCCCGGATATGGATTAGGCTATTTTGAAACAGATTATGTTAGAGACCCTGTAACAGTTTCACAAACCAGCTCTATTGCAGGTGATGATGACAGTGAAGGTTCTGCTACTGGTTTCATAGCAAGGACTAATGGCGGCTCACTAAGAGAGTTGGAGTATAAGGTTAGTGGTGCTCAGCAGAATCTCGCATCTTCTTTTCCCGTTGGAACCTTGGTACACATGACTGCTAGTTCTTTTCCTGCAAATGGTATTGATAAGGCGGCTCAAGGACTTTATCGAGTAGTGGATACAAACAGCAATAATATTGTTTTTGATAGAGCTATGCCTATTGCTATTGAAACTCCTCCTCAAGTTTTTTGGGGGGCTACCTTAAAAGGTGTTTCCCTAGGCGATCAGATTATATTATTGGCTAACCCTGCGGCACACGACATAGATGTTTTTTCTACAAATGCTAATAATTATACACACAATGTTATTACTTTAAGGTCTTCTGCTAGTAGTATTCCTTCAAAGGTAAAGTACTACAAGTCAGAGGAGTCTATAAGATGCTGTGATACTGCCGATACGAATGATTGCACAATTCAATGGTACGGATGGATACAAAGAAGACATTTTAATGGTGCTAATAATTCTAATGATAGCAATTCTTACATGAATTACTTTTCTAAAAATAACGATCTTGCTCCCCCTACAGATGGCACTGTTGCTACAACGTCTTCGTCAACTGGAGTTTTAGCAAGTTATGAAAAAAATCAAGATGATGATAGTGCAACTGCAACATCTCTTACTGCTGGTTCTGGTTTTAATATTGCTGTTACTACAGAAACGGATGAAGATGGGCTTGTTTCAAGCGGGTCTTATGAATTTGCTCAGACGTTTATTTATGATGGCAATCAAGAATCTTTACCATATAAATACTCTGAGACTTTAACTGTTTCTGGTGCGAATGATTTAAGCTCTTTATCTTTAAATGTTGCAACTATCGGGCCTTACGACCCTAGGATATCTGGTGGCAGAATATACATTAGAGAACTAGGGACAGATTCAGAATATATTATGTTGTTAGACATTGACCTAGGAAAGGGCTGTAGAACAAAACTTTCAGAGGATTACACGGCATGGGTTAATCCAGCACTAACCTTAACGGGAACAATATCAAGTGGTACCACCTCTGTAACTAGCACCTCAAATGACCTTGCTATACCCGGAATGTCTGTTTCAGGATCGGGTATATCACTTGGAACGACTATTAGTGCGGCAAATAATCTAGCTAATGTAATAACCCTTTCTCAAAATGCGACAGCGAGTGCATCCGGTGTTACCCTTACTCTTACAGGTAGCTTTTATTCATGTCCCGATAGAGATGTAGCTAATAACTTTAGAGTTTCTGAGCTTGGTTTTATCACCTACGAAGTTATAAATGGATTTAGCTCCAGTATATTTAGCAATGCATTGGGTGACTCCGGAGAACATTGGAAAGATGCAGTAGTTGCAAACAATAGAGTATTTATTTGTAATGTAACCATGAAGGATGAAGATACTGGTGACACTAAGTCTGAGGCAACATTAAGGTCTTATCCAGACAGAATCATGTACTCCATGCCTAATAGGTATGACACATTCCCATCTACTAATTTTATAGAGGCGGCTAAGGGTGATGCAGATGTGTACGTTGCAATAGAGGCGTATGCAGATAGATTGTTAGCCTACAAAAATAAAAGTTTAGACATCATTAATATAGCCGGAGATGACCGTAACTGGTTCTTAGAGGACAGTAAAAAGTATCAGGGTGTATTGCATCCAGAAGCAGTAAAAAGAACCCAGTATGGCATAATATGGGCTAATAAGCAGGGCCTGTATCTATATAACGGATCCTCTATAACCAACCTAAGAGAAAATAAAATTAGCGATAGTGTTTGGAATAGTCATATTGGAGGAACTACAGGTATTATATACGATGAACAAGAGTCTATGGTTTTTGTAGTAAAGAGCCTTGACGATGATGGTGATGTATATATGTGCGATTTAAAGAAAGGTAATTTTACTTTTACTAGGGATTTTGTTTTAGATTCTAATGATGGACTTACTAATTCAGTAGACACGGAAAGTAACAATACGCTAATAGCTCACGATAGTGATAGTCAGATTGACCTTTATCAGATAAATAGGACAGTAGTTGCTAGTCAGTTCACGCAGTTTACAACAAGAGCGTTGGATTTTGGAAGTGTGCATCAGGTAAAGAAAGTATATGCTGTACATGTTACATATAAATCAGATGTGGCACTGACAGGCATGTTCACCCTATTGGAAGAAGATGGTACCAGCACAGCTTTGAGTGGTACCATTAATGCATCAGCATCTAACTGGGCAAAGGTAAAGCTTACTCCATCATCGCCAGTAACTTGTAACAAAATTTCGTTAAAGTTTGATAGTGGTAGCACTGCTGTTAAAGCATATATTAATGACATTGCAATAGAACATCGAGTTCTTTACAGAAAAGGTTCTTAATGGATAGGGCCACTCGATTCATTGCNAACAGAAAACAGGANAAGATTAGAGTTGTAAGAGAACAGCCTTCTGTTCAGTCNATGAGAGAAGGTGAAGAGGTNCTGTANTTTAGAAATCGTGGTACCCTTACAAGATACAGAAAAGAACGTGGTAAGATTTGGACTTCTGATATGCATGGTGGTCGCAATAAACAGGAAGAGGGTACATT